TGCCTGCCTCGTCTGCATACGCCTTCATCATCTCAATAAGATGAGGCACATCGTATTTTGTCGCTTCTCTCATCCCGCCTCTCTTATATCGTTAGGATCTGGTAGTTGGGTTTGTGCGCTTCCGGGATCTGATTGTGAGCCAGATTTAGGTGGGGCTCCAAAGTCAAAGTATTGACCAGAGATCGCAGCCACTCGATTCATGCTTGCATCCGAAGCGTAGAGCTGCTTCCAGTTGTTCTCGTTTGTCCTAATGCCAGCAATACGGCTCTCTAAAATAGATCTAAAAGAAGAGCAAGATATAGAACAAGTCGCCGTCCTGCTTCTTGCGTTTTCGTCCCAGTCCTCAGTGATTGAAATGTTAGAAACGATGCCCTGATAACGCTTGAAGAACTGTGTGCTAGGGCTTGTGATGATCTGATAGTTTGAGTCGAAGAACCCGCGCCAGATCTCAACAGTCGAGCCCTTAATGTTTGATCCTAAGACCAACGATATATTTGTAGGATCAATCCCGATAAGACCGATCACCATATCAACAGATGTGGCCTTGATCTCTCGATTGACCGCGCCGACAGACAAGAGACTTCCGAGGCTGGTAAAAGTATTGCCCCCTATAGTGATCGGAGCTGCTGCATTGCAAAATGTATAAGTAGTTGTTGAGGTCGTAAGTTTTACAAATTCACCGTGTGTGATGCTTGCGCTATTTAGCGCCGTCATTGGTGTACTCACTGTACATTCTCCCTAAAGACAAAGTCAGAGTCCCAATCAACAAAAGCGCCATTAGTCATCGGCCTTAGCGTGTAAGTCGGGCAGACTTCAGCAACGACAGAAAACGTGCAGGAAGCCCCTACAGCCGTTAATGTGCCCGTAGAGGGTGTTCCTATCACCGGACGATGTAATGTCACGCTAACGGTCGATCCTGAGCCTCTCAGCACCTCTGTGGTGACCTTGTAGGGATAGTTGCCTATCTGGAGGAAGTCGCCAGCAGCAAAGACGATTGTGGACGCCGAGACAGCGGGAAGATTGCCAACGGAGATCGTTGTAGCGTTAGGCGCAGGAACGCTTGCAAGGGTAAGAGCAGCAGCCTGTCCAGATGTGAGACCACCCTTGTACTCTGTGAACCACTGAAGATTCGTAGTGTTGAATGTGATGGTCGCTGCGGTCTGTCTATCTAGGTTGTCAATCGTCTGGATAACGTCTCTGACCTGCGGGTAATAAAGATAAGCATGAGGTCGAACCGTGAACACCCACGGAACCGAAGTCACATATTGCGCTGTCCTGACTTGCCCGGATCGTGAGTATTGTTGACCAACCATTCTTCGGTTATTGACCGTGATGGACTGGGAGATATTTAAGATGGTCTGGAAGCTCATGCTCGGCCTCTAGGTGATAGCGATTTTTGAGCGTAGGCGTTTGCCGCCCATACCGCTCGATTACTGCCCATAATCCGATCCTCAAAAGACTTTACGTCGATAGCTTGTATGTTGTAGTTGTTTACAGTTGTTGCTCCGCTTGTTGCATAGCTAGGAACAACCTGACCAGACATGCTGGGAACAAACAACTCAGGCCCTCTTTCGCCGACGATATAAGGACTCCCCGAGTTGACAGGTCCACCTCCGGCTCGCTTGCCAAAGATCCCGCCGATAACGGGGATCGTTGACATAAAGTTCTCAAACAATGATGGAGCGCCCGTCATGTTGGGTTTGAAGATGGCATCAAGAAACTTGTCCAATGCTCTCGACGCGAGTTTCTGCAAGAGAGAACTGAGCGCAGACTTAAAAGCCTGTGACGCTGACTTGCCCTGCATAAAGGCTTCTACGATAGTCGCGCCGAGAGACTTGTAACCGTCCCGAAGATCCTCAAGAAGTTCTAATTGCTCGTCCTTTTCTTTCTTCGTGAGATCCATTTCTTCTAATTTCTTATTTGCAGCAATTTCTGCTTGCCACATTGCGTCTAAAGCGACTTGCTGCGCTTCTTTTTCTATCTCTATTTGTTTCTCATAGTCCTTGATGATCTGATCCTGACGCATCTTTCTCAGATCTTCCATCGCGGCTAATTCTTGCGACGCTTCTTTTGCGTACTGTTGTATTTGTTCTTGTAGCTCGGCTTCTTCTTTGCGAAGGCGGATGATTTCTTCCATCCTTTCTAAACCAGAAGCGCCGCCTTGTTTTGCAGCTTCAAACCTTAGCGCAGCTTCCTCGCCTTCTCGCAGTTTGAGAATCTGAGCGTCAAGACTTTCTAAGTAAGCCTTTAACGCCTTAGCTCGTGACTCCGCTTCAGTATCTTTTACTGCCTTAACTCGTGTGCCTGACTGAATGCCGCCCTGAGCAACATTCACTACAGGAGCAGCAGGTGCTTCTTCTTCGCCAAAACCTAAGAACTTTTTAATGCCCGTCCACGCGTCTCTAGCTTTGCCCATCATCGTGAGAAAGCCGATCTTTGCCTTTTCGGTCAATTGGTCGATTGCGTCACCAATCTCACCGATAGCCAAAACACCTTTCTTAGCCTCGCCCGTGAACTTGTCGGTATTTCTTGAGAGCTGGTCGATCTTAGAAATATCAACGTTGGCAAACTGTTTACCAAACAACTGAACCTGAAGCCTTGCTCGTTCAGCGCCCGGTCCCATTTGGGAAAGCACCGAGGTTAGGTCTCTAAAGATCTCAATCTCAGGGCGAAGCATCCCTCCAGCATCAGCGATGTTTACGCCGAGCTCCTTGAATAACTCCGCTTGTTCTTTTTGCCCGTCAGCTGCCCCACCTAAAGTCGTAGAGAAACGATCCCACATCTGTGCGGCATTGTCAGCCTCTTTCCCTGACTGCACCATTGCGCTTTGTAGGGCTAGGACCTCTTCAATCGCTAGACCGGAGCCCTCAGCAAAGTCATTGACTGCATCGGCTGCTTTGAAAAAGGAAGTGGCAAAGGCTGTGGCAGCGCCAGCCGCTAACAACATTGGGCTTCGTAGTGCGCCGATAGCCGTACCCAGAACGTCTACGGATACTTTTAGCTCACGAGTTTTTTGCTTTGCCCTATCGACTTCTTGAACGAACTTAGCGCTCTCTAGACCGAGAGCAACTTGTAGGGCTGCTATAAGTTTACCCGCCACGATTTCCCCCTAATATCTCAAGAAACTCCGCTTTGAATCCGGGTAGCGAAGTGAACGCCAAAAAATCACGCTCTTGTTTTGTCATGTAGTCTGGAGGGATAAAATACTCCTCCAGATGCGGGAAGAAATCACGACTCTTGATCGGGTTCTTAGATAACGCGTTATAAACAATCGTCATCAGATGCGAGATCAATATCAAGTTATGTCTCGCGCCAATCATGCCATCGCGGTACATCAATTCTAACTCTCGGACGGTCGCTACATCAAGGCTATCGAATGCTTCAGGACTTTGGCCGTTAAAGATTGCCGCCGCCCTTACCTGTCGATATAGCGACCTCTTTAGTTTTTTTCCGTTGTCTCGTAATCGGGGTTAACCGCTTTCTGAATCAGATTCACTAAATGTTTGATCTGTGCCTCTGAGAAAGTATCCGATATGTCCTCGTAAGACAGCGCAAACATTTCGTCACCTTCTTCAAACCCGACAAGATTAACTAACGCAATCTCTCGCATGACTTCCTGCGCTTTGAATTTCGCCGCCTCTCTTAGGCTTCGACCCTCAACAATAACGTCGTCATCCAAAAACTCAGCATCAACACTTTGATTGATCTTGTAGAGCTTTTGGAAAGTGGCGTATAGCTTCTCGTACTCTTCTGAGATAAGAGCGTCTGGAGGATTCTTAATCTTCTCCTCTAGCCTTAGCATTTCTTTGCGAGTCGGCAGATAAACCTTAAGAAGGTGTCCTGCAAACTCAATATCTGTGTGGGTCTGTCGTTGGAATGACTTTCCGAATTTGTCTTGTATTTTCATTTCCTAACCTTTGCTCGTTGTTTTGCCGCCCAGAGATCCATATGAGCACTCATAAGAGAACCCAGACGATCTAAAGCAGATGATGCCATTGATTGAAAAGAGTTTCGTATAAACGGTCTTGCAGGTTGTTCAGCAGTGCCAAATTCTATCGCTTCGGCTGCGGGCCTGTATTCGCCCTTCTCATCTCGATAACCAACACCAACATCCACAAAGCCATAAGCGATGGTTTCTCTATTGAGATATTTTTTGGCTTTGTCCTTACGGGTCGCGACTTTTGCGCCGTTGCGGATCTTGAGCTGTAGCTTTCCTGTGTCAACCGGAGCTCTACTCTTAACTGCCGCCTTCACTGGCTCCATTGAAGATTTGAGCGCAGGAAGTAATGATCGACGAGCTTTAGTCGTCCCAAACTCTTCGGCTAACAATAATAGGGAGTTCTCAAATTCTTTGAATCCCTTAACTTCAATTTTGCCCACTGGTGACGATCCGCTTGAAGATGTGATCGTTGAGCTTTAGGACGTAGTCCACGACCTCATCAGGTGTCATGCAGTCAGCATGATTCGCTGCGATCTGATGGCATAGAGCAATGTTGATGAGACGCTGTTGCGGGTACCCAAACCAGTTCTTAGCACCGGTTTGGGCCTGCGTGATGAGATAGCTCAGAAGATCGTCACTCGCTCGCTGCATATTGCCTCATCACATTGAGACAGACAGCTTCAGCGGCTTCGGCTTCCTGTAAGGAGGCATCCACCTCTTGTAGGGTGAAGGGATGGCCTTTAGCGTATTGGTGAAGATCGCCATAGTATCCCTTCATGCCCTCAAGAAAATCAGACATTGTTTGACCAGCCATATTGATTACCTCTCGGATGAATGGTGAATGTCACCTGAGCTTCAGCGCCGGGAGCAGGATCAATCGTCCACTGGCTTACGCGACCATTGAAGGCGTAGTAAACAATGTTTGTGCCGTCGGTTGCCGCGATAACAAACGTGCGATCAATCGTGCCGTTGTAAGCGTCAGCGCGAAGCAAAAGAAGGTTAGTGTCGGCAGGATTCCACGCCGCTACCACCGTCATGCTCGTAGGTGCGGATTGAACGGGGATCTTGTCTGACTGACGCGAGCCAGCGACCGAGAAGTTAGCAACCGCATCGTCTTGTCCAAAAGCAGGGATCGCTTCGACAGGCACAAGATTGGCCGCGACGGCGATAGCCGAAACGCTTGCAACCACAGAAAGATTTGCAGTCGTTAACGGAGTTGGGGTTGCAGTTGGTTGGCAATAGAGCGAGGCGCTAAAGCCGGGTAAAACTTTATTAGGAAGAGCCATTTTTCACCTCACGCAGGAATGTCTAAAGTGCAATCAAGAACGATTTGATTTAATTTGCTGTCGTTGTCGT